GGATGATGGTGAAGCAGACAAGTTATTCAAGGACAGCAATGTAGAATTAGTGAGTCTCTTTACTTTGAATGAACTGGTATAAGATATACAGACACATACATGATGGCAAGACCAACTACCACTTGAGTGATCAACTCAAGAAGATTGGTCGTGAGAATTTTTGGATAGGTTATGATGATGAACCACGTAACCTAGTGGAGGACTATCTCCAGAAGTTATACAAGAGATTCTTTATCAAACCATGCTTAGGTATGGAGTACTGGGTGTACATACCACCAGACGGTCACACATACACTGGTCCTCATTGGGACAGTGATGAGAGTGTAGAGGAGAAGATTCATCCTGAGTGGGTGGGTGTGGTTGACCTGTATAACTCATGCTCAGGTCTCATGCTTAACGATATGAAATATGGTGATATCAAAGCAAACAAAGTTTTGTGGGTGTATCAAGAGGAAGCAAAGCTTACTCTGTTTCGTGGTGAATATTCATACATGGAACTACCTAACGTAGAGACAAACATATCATTATACTTTGATGTCTGGACTGATCGTAGACCATCTGGGTTAGGTAGAAGTACCCATCTAGACTGGGATCCTCCCACTTTTAAACAATTAATACGGAAGCAGAAACCTATAGAATATGAGGGTGACGTGACAGTTCATACACACACCTGTGGAGACAAAGACTTCGACTATATGACCTTCCATGAACCAACCCACAAGCAAGAAGCCTTGGCATACCTTGTGTCAGAAGAGAAACTGTCCACTAGGGGTTGACTTTTGTAGTCTTCCCGTGTTATAAATAAATCATGAACTGGCACACACAACAGTGTGACAGTTGTAACACAACTTCATACAAAGGACTCGAAAGATCGTACCCCTGCGTAGAATGTAAACAGACTTCCACGTCGAGGAGGTCTAACATCCGTAGGGTATTTTTTTATCCTTACGAGACAATAAGAACTAAAATGTCAATCAGAACAACAATCGCTGCTCTCGCAGCTTCCCCTCTACTAATCTCAGGAGCCGCTTTTGCTGGTCCTTATGTGAACGTAGAAACCAATGCAAATCTAACTGGTTCTAATTATACAGATGCTACTACCGATATCCATATTGGATACGAAGGTACAGCTGGAGAACTTGGATACTATGTTCAAGGTGGACCTGCTGTTAAGGCAACTGATGGTGTAGATGGTACAGATACACAATTCTCAGGAAAGGGTGGCGTATCTTTCGCTGCTACTGAGTCTCTTGGACTTTATGGCGAAGTTTCATTCGCTACTGCTAAGGGCGACGTAGACAACGGATACGGTGCTAAATTGGGTGCTAAGTGGGCATTCTGATCACAAATGTGATATAATTAGAAGGGAGTCTACGGACTCCCTTTTTTCATGCCTTACTGCTATGAAGTTTGAAGATTACTACAAAGAATTCTGTGAAGTCTTTGGACATCCTCTATGGATGATACCCATGATGACCATTGGTATCTTTCTAATGATAGAGGTACTACATACTAATGAGCATTACAATCAGGAAACTGGTGATGCCCACGGTTATTGTGGGCGTAAGGAATGGGTAAAGAAACTACAAGGGGATTATTAGGTGATTGAAATTACAGAAGAACAATTAGAAAAGGAAAAAGATAAGTACCTTGACATGGTGGAGTCTGGTTTTCCTGTCCTACTTACGAAGAAGGATGGTGGTAAGCAACTTATGGTTCCCCAAGATCCTAATTCTATACAAGGGATTTGTGACATCTAAATACATATAAAGATACTTAAACATGGCTTGGAATGTACATGTAGTTATCGATACCCATAGTGCTGCCGAGTTAGCTAGTGGGGTAACTACCCTAAAAACTTTCGCAACTGGGTTCCCAGGCGTAACACCTACAGTACACGATACTTGTCGTACTGGTGAGCAGACAGCATACTTAAAGCAGTGGTGTACTGATAACGGTGCTGTATACTCAAGAGCTATGGGTGCGTTTAAGAAGATGGAGTTGGTCTATGAAGAGATCCTTCGTCGTTCTACACAACCTACAGTCGTAGCATCAGGTGATTTAGTATTCTATGAGGATATGAGAGGGACATCTGTTCCTAGATTATTCAAAGGACAACTTGTACCAGGTGGTGCTGGCAAGAAGAGCATAGCTTTCCCTAATCATAATGTGGTTAAAGAAAGTGCTTACACTGTATCACTTTTGTTCCTTAAGGATCCTACAGCAGTACAGCAACAGATAATAAAAATTAATAATGAGTGGGAAGAGCAGACCATCTGGCAAGCATCTTATGTTGTCAAGGATGGTGTAATATATGAGCAACCAAGAGGGTTTACATATGAGATGTGGAAAAACACATCTGATGCTTTTACTACTACAGATCTCAATAAATATGAGCTAGTAAAGGGTGGCGGTAAGTACACGACCATCCAGAAAGAATTAACAGATAGAGGAGAGACTACTCTCGCATCTACACACATGACTTATGTCAATGCTGCGATAGCAGAGGACTGGCCCTCAGTTAAGGGAGCTAGGTCTGCTATGTACGGTTGACAAATGCTCATTGTGTGGTAGAATGACCACATCTTAGCATGACTAATGGCACCAGACAGACACGATATACCATTCTTAGGGGATTTCTATACTAAAAGCGAAGTCGATGAGATGGTTGCTGCTGCTCTTGAGGAGGCAAGGAAGATAGATGAAGCATCGATGCGTAAGCACAATAGAGATGCTACAATTATAAGTATGATCTTAGGATTTATATGCCTTGCTTTATTTGTAGATGGACTGCTTAGAATCCTTGGCATCATCCCACCCTTTATGGACTTGGATGTGAACGTCATTGATGATATAATAGATAGGGTTGAACAGGACGTGATGCCCTTGGTACAAAAAATACCAAGGATATGATTGTCGTTAATGGTGAGACGATAAGAATATTTTTTATATTCTTACTTACTATAATATGGATCATATTGCTGACTGATACAGCCTTGAGAAGTTTACCTGATGAAGATGAGTAAAAAGAAGAGACACCAAGTGAAGAGCAGGTTCTATTACCTGTTTTGGGGTGCCGCTACTGTGAGTGTTTTCGCAGGGCAGCTATACGTTGGTACAGGGTATCGTAAGATGTCTGACAGTATCAATGACCTTATTAAAGCACCAATTATACTAGAGGGGTGGCTTGGTGACCCCAAATTTACTGGACCCCCATATGGAGTTATTGAATTATGAATACATTTGCTGCTGCAGCACTAGACCTCAATGAGGCATGGAACCTATCTTGGGAAGAAGGTATCCAATTTATACTTGTACTCACATTTATATACTGGCTTAAGAAGAGGATTGATCTTCATTTCGCACAAAGAACAGCGAAGGCCAAGGTACGCATCGGATCCGATGTAGTATACAAAGTTAAAATTGTGGAGGGTGAGGTAAAATAATGCCAGTTTACCAGGACTATGAAATTCGTATTAACTTGAATGAGTTGATCGAAAAACGTATCCCTTGTTGTGATTTACTACACCCTGATCGCTGTCTAACAGAGAAGCAGGTAGCTGAGATCGCACACGATATAAGGATGGATCTCGACCTACATCCTATATTTCATCAAGTCGATGAACATATTATGAAGTATGTTAATGCCGCTGGCATAGATAACAAGGAACACTGGGTAGAACCAAAACTAAAGGATCTCTAATGGACTGGACAGACGAAGAGATGAAATTACGTCAAAACGTACTAAGGATCTTAATGGGCAACTTCCCTTCAGATAAACCACAATTCATTTATGATTGTGCTGACGAGTGGTGTGCCAAGCATAAGATCACTAGCGGTGTTAAAAAACACTACGAAGTGTACTACAGGCGAAATTGAACTTTTCGTTTCAAAAAAAGGCGAAAAAAAACTTCGGATATTTTTTCTCCACAGGGTTGAGCTATAAATAAACTACTTACTTAAAGAAAATGCAAAAAATTGTCAACATCATTTCTATTGCGTCTGGCGTTGTATCTCTTGCCGTTGTTGGCACTGGGTTATATGTATATGTCAACCGAGGTGCAATTATTGATAACGTCAAGTCTCAAGCTATTGAAGCAGCTTTGGGATCACTTGGCGGTGCTGTAGGTGGAGCGTTACCTGATGTAACAGGTGGTGTAGTTCCAAAAACAGCAAATCCATCAGCAGCTGGTCCAACGGTTCCTAAGTTCTAAATAGCCCAGATACAGGGTTATTATGGCTGAAGAAATTAAAGAAGAGAAGAAGGCACCGAAAGGTGTCTTTGGTAAATTAAAAGATAAGCTTATTCCCGACCAGGACGAACAAGCACAAATCATTAGTACATTTGTACGTTTAGGCGTACTTGTGTGGTCCGGCGGGATATTGACTCTTAATTATGTGTCAATTCCAGGAGTACCGCAACAAAAAATAGATCCGACTTTTATAG